CAGGCCGGTAGATGCGACCCCGCCGGCGGCAAACGGCTTTGCTGCGCCCAGCAGCCCGCCAAGAACCGACTGGCCGAAACCGTCGAACATGGTCTGCAGCGGTACCAGACCCTGATTGAGCGCATTGCGCGACATGCTCATGGCGATACCGCGCAGAACGTCCTCAACCGACTTGCCCTTGATGACAATGTCGCTCATTGCGCCGGTCATCGTCCGACCGAAGCTCTCGGCCTGGCTCTTGAGCGTGGCGAGCGCCGTTTCGAGTCTCGTCGTGTCGGCGTCGACGGTGACGATCAGTTCTTCATCCATTGCCGATTGGTCCTCGATCGGGCGTGCCGCTGTCGGGAAATGCCGACAGCAAGTCTTCAAATTGGTTGCGCGATGGCGCCGCGGTTCGGGCGCCATTTGCGACCGACATCGCGGCGGCGAGTTCGCGCGGCGTCATCGCCCAAAACGCCGGCGGCGCCAGGCGCATGACGCCAAGGCCGAACGCGATGGCGTCGTCCCAGGGAAAGGCGTGCCGCATGGCTCAGCTTTCCTCCATCGGGCCGAACGTTGCGGCCAACAACTCGCTGACAATCGCCGCATAGCCGGCAAGACCGCCTTCGGCCTGCATCTCGGCCACATCATCATGGGTGAATGTGTGGCCGCCGCCCTCAAGGCCCGCTTGGATGATGGTCAACAGGTCGCGCGCCGACAGTCTGCCGGACGAGAAACGCTCGCCCAAAGCACCCAGATCGCCGACGGCAAAAGCGCTTTCGAGTTTCGCCAACGCCCCTAGCGTCAGGCACAGGCAGCGGTCCTTGCCGCCCAGATTGGCGACGATCTCGCCACGTCTGCGATTGACCAGCATCACAGTGCGCCAAAGGTCAGATCGCCGGCGGATTCAAGCGTCAGCTCGAACGTGACCTCGCCGTCATGGTTTCCGGCATAGTCGAGCGCGGTGATCGCAAATGCGCCCGAGATCGTTCCGAAGTCGGGAATGACGATCTCCCATTGGCCGACCGCGCCATCAAAGAAGGTCTGCCGCACGAGCGCGTCGGACGCCGCATCCTTGAAGATGCCCGACCCGGAGAGGGATGCGCGCCGAACGCCGGCGCCACCCAGAAGCTCTCGCCACCGGCCGGCTGACTCCGTGTCGGTGATGTCGATGGTCTGCGCGTTGAAGGCGATGCGCTTTGTGCGTAGCCCCGCCACGGAGACGAACGCCTGCTGGCCATCGTCGAAGCATTTCAAAAGGATGTCCTTGCCACGCTGGGCGGTCATGGGAAGTCTCCGTTTCGGATATCGGGATGGTCTGGATCACGCACCGACCGGCACGCACAGGAAGCGCATCCGCACGGTTGCGTGGAAAGCGGCCTGGTCGCGTTCATAAGCCGTCGATGCGGTGACCGGTGTTGCCAGCACGATCCGTGTGGACTGGGCAGTTGCCGGAACCGCGTCTGTCAGGACGTTTTCGATGCGTCCCGCGATCCGGTCGAGGTCCGTTCGGCCGGGGCCGCGCGCATAGGCGTGGATGGCGACCGACACCACCTCGCCCCGTGCCTCGTCGGTGCTCCAGTCCGCCGCCTCGATCCGGCCAATATAGAGGACGGGCAAGGGTCGACGCGGTGGCGGCCGGTCGAAGATGCGCGGCGGGTCGCCCAGATCGGCGATCAGCGCCGCATCGCTGGCCAGTTGGTTGAAAAGCCAACCGTGAAGGTCGCCGGTCATGGCCGCCTGTCTCCATTGCTGGCCGGCTGACGCTCGTGCGCCGCCTGGCCGGCCAGCCGTGCTGCACTTTCGTCGGCGCGCGCCAGTATCGCCTTGCGCAGCGCATTGACCAGATCATCGACCGTGGTTCTGATGGCCGTCTTCATTGCGGAACCTCGCTGCTCGCGATGCAGCGCAGATAACGCCCGCCCATCTCTTCATCGATAACCGTCTGGATGATGAAACGGTCGGCGCCGGCGACCAGGCGCATACTTGGCCGGACACGCGGATCGGCACGCAGCACGATGGTGCGTTCGATCACCTGCTCGTTGGCTCCGGCGCGCACCGGATCCGTGGCACGGGATGCGGCGACCATGCCCCAGACATGGGCGACAAGTGTCCACAGATCGGTGAAGCCGCCGTGGCCGTCGGGAGCGGACGACCACTCCTCGAGCGCAAATCGGGTGCGCAGCCGGCCCGGATCAATTGGTTGTCGTGCCATGGTCAGATGCCGATCCGGCGCCAAGCGCGCACCAGGCGCGAATATGCCATGGGAATGGAGACGGGCTGCTCTCCGGGGCCGTAGCTGCCCCGGAATTCGTACCAATGGGCGACCAGCGTCAGTATCGCACGGCGCAGCGTATCGGGCACGTCGGGTCCTGCTGGCCCGAAGCCGGCGCGGAAGTCGATCTCGATTCCGGTCATAGAAGCCGACAGGGAACCTGGCTCGAAGGTCAGGGTGGCCGGGCGGCGCATCATGTCGAGCCGGTAGGCGCTACCATCCAGAACGGCCGGATCGCCGTCATGGTCATAAGCCGTGACTGCAACGATCGCGGCAAGGGGATGGCGCGGCAAAGAGACGGGTGCCGTCGGCATGTCGGACAGAGAAAGACGCCAGGTCTGATCGATCAACGCCAGGCCGGTATCGTCGGTGAGGAAGCGCGCGGCGGCATCGACCAGTTCGGCGATCAGCGTGTCTTCGCCGTCATGGGTAACTCGCAGGTGCGCCTTGGCTTCGCCAAGCGGCACCGGCGGCACCGCCGGCGTGCCGATGGACATCAGAACCATCGTCTTTCCTTTTCGAGTTGGGTGCGGACGGCCCGGCAGGGAGGCGGACCGGGCCGTCCGCTGCGGCGTGAAACGCGGGGGACGAGGCCGCGCCTATCAGTTCACGCCGAACCGGATCAGTTTGATGGCATCGAAGTCCTGGATGCCGCCGCCAACGCGCTTGGTGGTGTAGAAGAGGACGTAGGGCTTGGCCGAGTAAGGATCGCGCAACACCGAGACGCCGCGCCGGTCGACCACCAGATAGCCGCGCGCAAAATCGCCAAAGGCGATGGCGGGCGCATCGGCGGCGATTGCTGGCATGTCCTCGGCCTCATGCACCGAAAAACCCATCAAGGAGGGCTTCTGCTCGGCGGTGGCCGGGGGCTGCCAGACATAGTTGCCATCCGCATCCTTGAGCTTGCGAATGGCGGCTTGCGTCTTGCGGCTCATCAGCCATGACGCGTTCTGCCGATAGCCCGCCTTGAGCGTGAAGACGGTGTCGAGCAGCACGCCCGTCGCATCGTCCGCCGGCAGATCGCCGGCGGTACCGGTCGGAACATAGCCGACATTTCCCCAGCTCCACGCGCTCTCGTCGACCATTGTGTAGTCGAGAAGTCCGCGCGGCTTGTTGACGCCGTCGCCATTGACGAAGGCCGCGCCCTCCTGCTCTGCGAACGCCGCCTCGACCTCGGCGGAAATCCACTGATCGATGTCGACAGCGCTGTCCTCGAGCAGGGTCGCGGTCGCAGCCGGCATGGCGTAGAGTTCCATCGTCGGAAACTGCAACTCGGCCAGCGTTCCTGCCGCCGTCTCGGGGCGCGCATCGGTTTCGCCGACCCAGCCCACTGCAGGGCCATTCACGGCAAACGGCTTTTTCAAGACCGCGCCGGTGACTTGGCGCACGGTGGCCAGCGCGCGAATGGGTGACAAGTCTCGCAGCCGGCCAGCAATGGCGGTCTCGGTCTCCGGCGGCACGAGAAAGCCGCCATCGGGGCCCGAGCCATAGGACATGGCCTTGCCTTCAAGGCGCCGCAGGCCGGCTTCGTCGCCGCCGCGCACATAGCGCTCGAAAGCAACCTTGTGTTCGCTTAGCCCGGCAAGGGCGAAGCCGGCACCGGCCGCCGGGCTTGCGGCCTTGGCCACCAGCCGTTCGAGGACACGCTTTTGCTCATCGACCGCCTGGTTGATGCGATCGACCTTGTCAGCGGAGACAGGATCCTCGCCAAGCTGGCTCTCAAGTTCGCGCAGACGTTCGTCATTGGCCTGCTTGAACGCGTCGAAGGCGCGCATGAAGTCGTCAAACGCTTCGGCGACATCCTGGGCATGGGAGACGGGAATGGGTTTAGCTACGGCGGTGGCGGGCGCAGCCGTGGCGGCCTTTCGCGCCGGGGCCCTGCGGCCGGATGGAAGGTTGCTCATGATCGCAATTCCTTGGTCTTGAGTGTGAGAAGATCGACGGCACGGCGGATGGTGCTGGCGAGCACAAGGCCGTCCGTTGCGCCGGTGCAGGACGCGGCTTCCCGCCCGCGATCCAATGCGGCGAACCCCTTGGTGATAACCGTTCGGGCCTGCCGTCTAGTCAGCCCGGCATCGCGCACGAGCCAACGTTCGAAAACCCGGACCGTCGGCAGGGTCGGCGCGGCCTTGACGGCCGCCACCCGCGCTTCGGGCAGCATCGGGAATGTGACGATGGAGATCTCCCAAAGATCGGCTTCGAGAATGTGGCGGACACCGGTGGCGGCGTCGGTCTTGGCGCGCACCGTCTTAAAGCCGATGGACAGGCCATCGAGCCCGCTATCCTGCATGAGCGCCAGCACTTCGCGGCCGCGCGTGACCGCGGTGCTGATCCGGCCGCGAACTCTCAGGCCGTGCGCATCCTCCTCGACCGAAAGCCAATGGCCGATCGGCTCGTCCGGATTGTGCTGGAACAGCATGCGGATGCCGCCGGCGCCTCTTTCAGCCAAAGACCTGGTGAACGCGCCAGCGGCAACCACTTCCTTGCCCAGATCGACCGCGCCAAACACGGACGCATAGCCCGTGAACGTGCCAGTCTCGTCGACATCGCCCAGTTCGGTTGCGGCGAATTTGCGATCAAGCGGGATCATCGGGCCTCCTGGTGCCGGACTTGGGGGGCGGACTGCCGCTGCGGTCGGCGAAACGAATGGCGAGGCCCATCGCCCACCAGATGCTGACCGAGGCGAGGGCGGCGCCCATCAGCACGGTTTCGAAGTCGCTGAGCACGTCGGCTATGGCTAGGCGTTCAGCAACGGCGACGCCGACCGTGGTGCCGAAGACGACACCGCCGGTCACGCCCGTCATGAAACGCAGGGCGGCCTCGCGGCGCGAGTGCGGAAACAGGTAGGCGAGCGAAATTGCTGAGCCGGCGACCGCGCCGGCCAGTTTGGCGAGCCACACCGTGCCCACCGGATTGATGTCGGTCATGATCTTGTCAGCCGTTCCGTGACGGCGTCGGCGCATAGCCGACCGCTTGGCGTTTTTCGGCGTCCGTCAGGAACGAGGCCGCTTCGAGCCGCGCCCACAGTGCATCGCGCTCGGCGGCCAGACCTTCGACCTGGTCGAGATCGATACCGATGCGAATGCGCCCGGGGTAAAGCGGCGCCAGCCAGCCGGTGAGTGCATCGACCGTCCGCCGAACCAGTGGCAGCACAGTCAGCCGGTAGAAGGCGCGCTGTGCCTCCTGATAGTTCGAATAGGTGTTGTCGCCGGGTATGCCCAACAACATGGGCGGTACACCGAAGGCGAGTGCGATGTCGCGGCTGGCCGAGTTCTTGGCTTCGATAAAGTCCATGTCGCGCGGCGTCAGGCCCATCGCCTTCCAGTCAAGCCCGCCTTCCAGCAGCAGCGGCCGGCCGGCATTGAGCGCGCCGGAATAACCGTCGGCCAGTTCACTCTTGAGTTGATCATACTGCTCCGCCGTCAATGTCGATCCGTCGCCCGGCGCGTAGATCAGCGCGCCCGAGGGCCGCGCTGCATTGTCGAGTAGCGCCTTGTTCCATTGAGCGGCGGCGTTGTGCACGTCGAGCGCCATCAGAGCGGCTTCGAGCGGGGCAAACCCGTCAGTCTCGCTGAGCGGATTGTAGAGCGACAGATGCACGACAGCCGGCGTGCGGCCGTCATCGTCCATGCCGATCGCGCGGGCTCCGTCCGCGCCTTCGATGATGCAGCGGGCCGGCCAGCCACGCCCGTCATGTTCGATACGCACACGGTCAGGCCGGATCGCATGCAGCCGCATCCGGCCGTCGGCGGCTTCGATGCGCTCAAGATAGGCGTTGCCGGACAGAAGCAGATTGCCGAACAGCGCCTCGGCCAGCGCGGTCCGCGACTGGCCGAAGTTGGGGCGCTCAAGCGTGCCCACAAGCGGATGTTCGGCAAGATCGCGGTCACCCTCTTGCACGCTCCAGGGTACTGCGGCGGCTGCCTCCGACACCATCCGGACACACCGGTGCACGATCGGATTGCGCATGAAACCCTCGCGCGCCAAGGCGGAGAAGGAGGCATGCGTCCACCCTGCATCGAGCATGGTATGCATGGCGACGAAACCCTGCGCGATGGCCGACTTTTGTTCCGGCACAGCGTTGCCTTCGGTATGCCTGTCGGTAGCGTCTGCACGCGCCCGCCATCGGCCGAGCATGTTCATTACCCTGTTCATCGGTTCTTCCGTTGTTCACACGATCGCCCGAACGCGCGGATGGCCGCGCGCACCGGAAACCAGTTCGTCGACCGCCCAGACCAACGCATCGAGCCGGTCGGGAGAGCGGCCCGACGACAGGCCGTCCAGCCCGAAGTCGCACATCTCGTCTTCCAGTTCGGCCAGCACGCCGACATGGCGTACGCGGCCTTGTTCATAGAGCGCGGCCACCGGCTCGGCGCGCAGCCATTTGGCGCGCGACGCACGGACGGGACGCACGTTGACGGTCGGATCGACCATGCCGATCACGCTCCGAACCATGTCGCCGCCCTGATTGACTTCGGCGACCATGATGTCGGCGCCGACCGCGTGATAGGCCGCCACGGCCCGGCTGGCCCACTGGCGTGGTGTTGCCGCACCAATGCTGTGATCGGCAATGACGTCGACCATGCCCTCGTCGGACAGGCCGGCAGCGACAATGCCACAAGCATCCGACGACGCCTTCGCGCTGGCGGGCGGGTCGACGGCGACAACGATCCGTTCGTGGTCGCTGCGGCCGGTTGCCCTGCATTTTTCGAGCAGATCGCGAGTCCAGAGCGCGCCATCGCGTTCGCCGAGGATTTCGGCATCAAGTTCCTGGCGCCCGAGCCTCGTGCCACCATAACGTGCTTGCATCGTGCGCAGGAAATCGCGCGCCAGATTGGCCGCATTGTCGGCGGTTCTCATCCGGACCGTGATGGTCGCGGCATCGTCCATGATGACCGCCAGAAGCTTGAGCGGCCTTGGCGTCGTTGTCACCGCCAGACGCGGCCAGTCGCCAAGGCGCAGGCCGAATTGCAGCATGTCCCAGCATTCGACGGGGTATGGCCATTTGACCAGTTCATCGCACCAGGCGGCCGCGAATTGGGGGCCGCGCAAACTGCCCGGATCATGCGCCGAAAAGACCTGTGCCACCGCACCCGTTGGCCAGACCAGCCGACGCCGCGTCGCCTCGTAGACCGGCCGGTTGTAGAGCGCCGACCGCAGTATTCCCGCCGGCCCCTCGATCATCACATCGCGCACGTCGGCAATCGTCTCGCCGATCAGCGCGATCGGCGCCGTTATCCTGTCGGCGAACGGACGAGCCGCACTGGCAAGGCCATGGACCCATTCGGCGCCGGCGCGCGTCTTGCCCGATCCGCGCCCGCCGAGCAAAAGCCAAGTCGACCAGTTGCGGTCACGGGGCGGGGTTTGCGTCTCCCGCAGGGCCAGATTTCCGCATCTGAGCGCCAC